TTGAATTTATGTTTGCCAGCTAGTTTTACAACGCTGTTATATACATCTAATTTAATTTCATCAAATTCGGGTTTTGGACGCTCAACATTCATAACTTGTTTTGTTAACTCAGTAGATGGCTCACCGACTACGCCAAAATTAATTAATCTCACCCTAAATCTATAGGGCAATTTTGGCATCAACAAACCTTGGGTTTCGTTGCCTACACCGTTAGGTAGTGGAACTGTAAATCTTGATAAACTTGAGATTGGCATTTAATGCTCCTTTTCTTATTTTGCTTGTGAACCGTAGTTACCAGCGGCAATGGCCCCAGTGTTCAACAGTCTTAATGGAATGTAAATAAACTCCACTGCTTTGACCGGTTCAATAGCAATGTCTACATACAATTCTGATTGGTCGATTCGTGCAGGAGTATTATTGGTTGTGTCGCAGACTACAACATAATCATAGATTGCACGTTGACCTACTAACTCTAACATTAGACCCTCGATGCTAGTCTTGATCTCTGCTCGTGTTTGATTGTCATTAGGTTCAAACAAGAATGGCTTACTTAAGATAGCTAACTGTCTACGTAGATAACCAACTAGACGTGCTACATTAATTCTGTCTAATGCACTTGGAGCATTAGCACGAGTATATTGACCCATGTTAACTAGTCCAACACCTGGCAATGTAGCAATAGGATTAATCTTAACACCTGATAGTACATCACGTAGTCCTTGATATAGGCTAACTGTTTTAAACTCACCTGTGCTGTTGACGTATCCTACTGAACTTGCATTGTCAACAGTACCACGACGTGTTCCTGCTGGTGCAAACCATAAATATGATTTGTTATCACTATTGATAATAGTACGTAACATCATATGACTTGGGGGAACAACAATATTGTTTCCTCGGTTGTCATTTGTATAACCGCTAGGGTAAAACACTGACATATAATCATCATATGTAACTAATCCAGACTCGTTGTTATCGGCGGCCAATGCAGTATTATTACCATAGGCTGCTAATGCTGTACCTGTTGGCTCTAAACGGAATGGTGTGTCTGCAACTACAAAAGCTGATTGACCAATGTCTGTGTTAAATGCTACCATATCTGAAATTAATTCTGGATATCCAGGTGTAGCAATCAAATTAAAGTTCAATGTATCAGTATCTCGAATACTTTGATTTGTGGTAACCATGGCTTTCAGTGCTGTAGTTATAACACTACGTTGCGCTAGGCGACCAAATGTACCTACATCATTTAAATCATTAGGACTGGCTGTTACCCAACGATCTGGATGACCTGAATTTGTAATATAATTTCTGTGATATTTTTTAACATTGTTACCTGAACGACGAGTGTTAAACAATCTTGTTCCTGTTGGATACAACTGTGCATTGGGTGCATCAGCATCTACATAACTTGTAACCAAAAGATCAGCAATACTCATCGGAGTATATGATGTACCATCGTTGTATCGTGCATCACCAAATACCCAGCCTGTAGGACTAGTATGATCTTTTACATCTTGTATTTCCCAAGCTGAACCGTCATAGACATAGATATTTTGTCCATATTGATCAGGAGTTGATGTATCAATCCAAATATCTCCTTGAGCCAATGGGGTAGTTCCATCGCTTTGTGTAGTTGGTGCACTGGATTGAACTAATGGACCATTAGGATCTGTAGCTGGGAAAGCAACTCTGTATCCAACCCACTCGTTTCCTTGATTATACATAATATCTGCATCTAATGTGCTGTCAAACCACAATGTTCCATCTGCTGGAGTTGTGTATGGAGCATATGGTAATGCTTCATAGACCAAAGGTTTCCAATTTGATGCTCGTAGATCATACATGTCTCCTGCTGGAGCGGCATACAAATTAGCTGTATTGTCGACGTTAAATCCCATGTTTGCAAATACTTTATCAGTATCTGTAATTTCAAACTCTCCGCCCAATGCGTGAGTAACAGTAAGTCTATCTGTTATTGGATCCCATGTTGCTTTAATACTAACTAAATCAAGATCAGTATTAATACTGGCAGCAATTGTTTGGCCTAATGATGCTGTAGCAGTAGTGTTTACTTCTATAGTTCTAGCATCACTCCATTGTCCACTGGCTAATGTTTCTCTAATAACAAATGATGCATTAGATGAAGTAGTTACTGCACTGGCCGCTGTAATTGTAGTAGGCGCAGTAGTATATCTAATATAGAGTTCAAAGTTAGTATTGGTAGCAGTAGTTGCCGCACCGTTATCATAATCACTCCATATCATTACAGTACCAACTGGTATTTTACTTCCGCCATGCACTGGATCTAATGCTTGAATAGCTCCAGCTGTACTTGAATAAATGTTTGCTGATACTGTGGTCCATGCTTGAGAAATTCCATCATAATATTTTACGTCCCAGCTTGCGCCCTGACCAGGTGTTGTTGTTTTGACCCAAACACTTCCTGTACTTGCATTCAAATGGTTTGTGCCTGTATTTGTAAAATTGGGATAATTGTAGTGAGGACTAATAACCACTTGTTTTCCGCTGTCAAACGTATTTTCTACAACTACCCAACCTGTGGTTGATTTATAAAATAATTGATTTTGATTTTCGCTGGTAACTGCCATTGCATAGTCACCCACGGAACCAAATGATGTTAGTGGAACTCCACCATTGGCCAATGTGTCTGTAAGTTCTGCAACATTGCTATTGTCAATAATCAATGGAGTTTTTGTTGTAAATTTATTAGTATCGCTATTCCACTCATTGATACCAAACAGGCTGTTTGAAGTGTCAACCCAGTATGTACCTGCTACTGCTGTACCTTCTGGTGCTGTGCCACTTGGATGTAATGATCCAAGATCAACATCTGCACGAACAACATAGGCCTTGCTACTAACACCTAGTGTGCTGTATGCTGCCTGTAAACCGTATTCGTTGATTTCACTACCATGAATGGGATTTCCAGTGGCATCAGTTTGGAAATATGGAGTACCAAATGTATCAGTTAAATCTCGTTGACTGGTAATTACCCAGACTGTGCCAGCATTTGCTGAGGTGGTTCCTTGTGCTGTTCCTGTACCACTAGCATTGATTTTATCTTGTGCTGTTGCTACAAATATCATTGGAACTGTGCCAGGTGCCGCAGGGTTGTAGAAACTTTCATTTACTACTGATATGCTTACGCCTGGTGATTGTAATGTTGTTGCCATCTTAAAAACTCCTTAGTGGATTACTTTGTTTTATTTAGTCGCGGATTCAAAAAAAATCCATAAATATCAGGATAGAAAAGGGAGGAAAAAGGGCACAATGAGAAAACTATGCGCTAATTGTAGAGCACGACCAGTGGCAGTGAACTATTACAAAGAAGGAATCCCCCACTACAGATCTAAGTGCGATCATTGCAGTCGCGGGTATCAAGAATCAAGGCCGCTATGGGCCTTGCATGGATACAAGAAAAAACTTGCCTGTGAAAAATGCAATTATTCTTCTAAACACGATGAACAATTTAATGTATTCTATGTAGACGGAAATCAGAAAAATAACAGAATAACCAACATTAAAACTGTGTGTGCCAACTGCCAACGTATTCTTCACAAAGAAGGAGTACGGTGGCGTCAGGGAGATCTAACTCCTGATTTTTAGATAAGATCTAATATCAGCTTGGTTTCTAATGACAGGTCCTCCGATGGCAGTAGTTCTTTAAGCTGTCTAAACAGGTCATCTATGGTGCCATCATTAGAGATAGTATGATCTATATCTCCGCCAATCCATGATGTTTCGCTGGCGTGTATCTGTAGTTTTGCCAGCTTGGTTTTGCTTTTTGACCAAGTAGGATTACCGTTTGGTCCTCGGTTAACACTCAAGGCCGCATCATACCATTCTGGCTCCGGCCCACGTTTGATACGCACGACCATACCACCTGCTGACTTAATAGATTTTATTTCATTGGGAAAACGGCAGTCACTGATAACAATGTCATCTTTTGAGTTGCGTAATTTATTTTCTAATGCGGCTATCCAAATATCATTGGAAAATCCTGTACGACATACTTCGGTACCCCAGTATTGTAGGATCCAACGCGGAGTAAGATTGGGCATGTTCAAACGATTAGCCCACCAAGGATCTATCTGTTCTCGCCATTCGCGGGCCTGTTTGGTACGACCTTCTAATAGGATTCTGTCCCAACCAAATACTGCGGCCACAGCATCTTTAAGCGCACCAGCAAAACTATCACGCCGGAACTGATGATAATTTACCAAATAATCTGCGGCTGTATCCTTGCCAGCTCCTATCAATCCCACAAATCCTACGATCATAGTATCCCCTTATATGATACTATAATTTATTACAATTAGATTATGATGTCAATATTTTATTAGCCAATTTAACCGGTGATCCAGGTCAAGGGCGAACCGCCATCTTTGTAGTTGATTAGGTCTTGCTCTAGCATTTCAATTTCAGCTTTGCCTTCAGCTTTGAGTGCGGCACCATTTAATTGTGTACCGCCTTGTGGTGAAGTAATTGTAGCAAACTTTTCACGTGCTTCGCCTAGCATAATCTTACAGGTTGCTAGAGCATAATCACGTAACCACTGCTG